CGACCATACCCGAAGAGATTATAGAGTTTCGTGAGCAGATGGAGGAAAGTTACCGACAACTTGAGCTCCTTCGTACTGGTGGTGAGATTGTGGAACCCAAAAAGTTTGTCCGTAAGTGTCCGACCGGGGAATGCAAAGGTTTTATGAATGAGGATTGGTTCTGTGGTCTCTGTGACCGCTACTTTTGTGAAAAGTGTAATGAACAATTGTGTGACGCACACGTGTGTGACCCAGATGCTGTGAAGACTATGGAACTTCTAAAGAAAGATACAAAGGGGTGTCCCAAATGTGGAACGATGATACACAAATTAAGCGGGTGCGCCCAGATGTGGTGTCCAGATTGCCACACAGCGTTTGACTGGCGAACTGGGCACATAGAGACTGGTCGAATACACAATCCACATTATATGGAGTTCAAGAGGGGGCGAATCTCGACGAGAGAACACGGAGACATCCCGTGTGGTGGAGTCCCAACTTTTAGGGAATTGAGGGAAGCTGGGGTTCCAGATGATGTCATGCGTTTTGCTATGGTTATATACTACGTGGATAGAGACCTTGTATATAGGTATGGTGATATATATGATGGAGACAATCAATACCTCCGTGTAGCCTATATGATGAATGAACTTCAAGAGGCAGATATGCGAAAGGAACTCCAGAGACGAGACAAACAAAGAGAGAGACACCGGGACATCAATAATATTTTTAGAATGCTCACGGATACAGGTGGAGACCTTCTTAGACAATATATGATAGACCCCGATAGAAAGGATGAATTATTGGATATTGGTCTAAAATTAATTGACTATGGGAATACAGTACTTGATACAATTCGAAAAAGATACAATTGTGTACTTCCCAAAAATATTAATGTGTACTAAGATTAAGATGATGTTACTTGTACTATCCATCATAGTATTAGTTGTGTACCTGTTACCACGATATCAGGAGCCTCGAGTCATTCCAAACTTTCTCACAGATGATGAAAGGAGACATATCGTGACAAAGGCGGAAAACAAGTTACATGTCTCCACAGTTGCCGAAGACCGGAAGATTGATACAAAAGTGCGCGATAGTGAAACGGCGTGGCTTGATTTTGATGACCCAGTTGTAAAGCGGGTGGCTGAACGGTGTGTTGCGCTCACGGATAGACCTCTCACAAATAGTGAATATCTCCAAGTTCTGAGGTACAAACCCGGTGGACATTACGCACCACATCAAGATACGTTTGATGATATCAAGGGAAACAAACGAATGTATACTGTGATATTGGCCCTCAATGATGACTATGAGGAGGGTGAAACGGAGTTCCCCAACTTGAACAAGAAGTACAAGTTGAAGGCTGGGGATGCGCTCTTTTTCCATACACTCGACAACTATGAGCTCATGACGTCCAAGGCTTTACATGGGGGTCGCCCTGTAAAGTCTGGTGAAAAATGGATTTGTAATCTATGGGTGCACAAGTACCCTTACGATGTTTAGACAACTTCACCTCTGACTCTCAACTTAGACCGATTTGATTCGTGGAGTGCCTCGACCGCACTCTTATTTTGACCAGAGTATGGCACAGCGTAGGCTTCGTCACATAACCACTTATTTACATTCGTCCATTGACCACCCTCGGAGACCCAGACCTCTGCGAGGATGCGCCCAAACTTACCCCGAGAATCCTTTTCTGGACATCTCAATTCAATCTCGATATCATCCTTCTCTGATGCCACCGCCTTCATACACCATTCCTTGAGTTTTTCCTTGGCGAGGAGACCAAACTTTTTCTCTTCTGGGTCTGATGTGCGGGACTCGGGGGTATCAATACCTAAAAGACGCACCCGTTGACGGGTACAGACATCGAAGCCAAGGTCAATGGTAACATCAATGGTATCACCATCGACGACTTTTTCGAGAGAAGACACGCGGTATACGAATTCACAGGTGGGTTGGGCGTATGTAGCCATATATTAAATATCTATTATTTCTCCGGTTCGAATTATTTCAGCTGGGATTTGTGCACCCAATCGAGGATCCTTTCGGTGTGCCTTGGATTCATAACTAATCTTGAGTTTGGGAATAAGGTAGTCCAGTACCTGTTCACCAGTTAATTTCCAGCACTCAAGAATAACGTCACCCCTATACCGCGCGAAGTAATGTTCCTTATATTTCCCAATTTTTTCTTCGCGTAGGTATTTTTCTTGTTTTTCCCAAGAATCATGAACACTAATACCATTATACGTACCTTTGATGGTGTCACCAGTTGTAGTTTTATATTCTACTGGATTTTCAAATCGATCATAGGCATCGGCGCCAGCTAGGGTATTAGACACAGTATGACCCAATTTAATAGCCATGTCAATCTCACGGGATCTACCATAATTCAAGGGATCACCCCATCCTTCTTCGCGACATACATCACACAATTCTTTGAGGGCTTTACTAAACCTCTCGCGTGGATTCATTTTACTTTTACATCTAAACCACTCCACTTAGGATGTGTATTTATCATAATACTCGGTTGAAATCTCACTGGCAATGCATCGACGACCAGTATTTTTAGCTGCGGTTGCCGTTGTTCCGCCACCAAGAAATGTATCAACTATAAGATCACCTTCATTTGAATGTTTCTTAATGAGTTCCTCGAATAACTTAATATTTTTCTGAGTTGGATGAAATCTATCTTTACCACTTTGTATAGGAAACTTATATATACCATTATCATATTCACCGTTAAATGTTGGTTTTCCCTTTTTAACACCTAATATAGCTATTTCCCGTGAGTTTGTGAGGTAATTGACACGTGAGTTTATAGGTTGTGGATTTGTTTTGATCCACTCAATAAAACGTAATTGCTTGAACTTGTGCTTTTCCATGAGTTCCTTGAGGTGAGATAACTTCCATAGATCAAAAAATATAATACACGTACCACCATCTCGCAATTTCTTGTAATATAACTGTATAAACTCGTCTAACTTTTCCATTGTAAAGTTTTCATCCCATGCACCATAGTTTGTTTTGACGCTATATTTAGTACCATGAATTGTACCATATTTCATATAATTCTCTTTGGCGTTAGGTGCGTCCACGTTATTTTTTAATGTGTACTCATTCCACTGCTCTTCCGTTTTTGAAAGATCTTTACCGCTATCAATAGCATCTCGTAATTTATTCATACCCGTCTCATGTGATATAATATATGGTGGGTCCGTCAAAACTAAGTCAATTGAACCATCGTCAAGTGAATGTAGTAATTCAATACCATCACAATTACGAATATCCATATTTTATATTGAACCAAACTCTTTATACATATTTGATGGATTCCCAAATGCAAAGTTGGGTTAAAGTTTCAACCTACAAGTAAAGTATGATTGACATTCGAACATTGGCTGAGCAGATATATTCTCAACTGGGACCTGGGTACAGTGAGAGAGTATATCATAACGCGATGGAAGTCCTTCTACGACGTGAAGGTATCTCCTATGAATCTGAGCGTATTGTTCCCATTCCATTTGAGGGACACGTCATTGGTAACTTGAGAGCGGACATAATCATAAATAATGAGATAGTCTTGGAATTCAAAACCATCAAGACCCTCAATGATGCGGCGGAGTTGCAGGCGCATAACTATCTGAATCTGATGTCATTGAAGACTGCGTATCTGATAAATTATCCTCCGTTTCCAAATCGGGAAGTGGAGGTACGAAAGATTGTAATAGAACCATAAATGGAAATAACTTTGCCAATGTCGCGTGAAACTTCTTGGTCTCTCTGTAGTGCTTCACGGGGTCTTTGATACTTTCGGTTAATAGTTCTCTCGCGGCATTCATATGAAACTTAGCTTCATCAAGTACAAATTGTGTGTACTCATCCATTTGATAGAGATATACCCGCATCTTTAAGTACACGTGGGGCATTGTACACCTTTGCCAAAACATGAGAGACATACAAAATGTGCACACTTTCTAAACTTTACACACCTGTGTGTCGTAGAACACACGAGACACTCACGTTCCCCAAATTCTAAAATTTCATTTTTGAATCTCCAAAAACAAGGGCTGCACACTTTTAGTCTCGGGTCCTTCTTTTTGTGGCAGACATCAAAGTTTGGACACTCCATTATAGGAATGTGTACCATACTCTTTAAATCGTGGGTATAAATTCCCACTGTAAGTCCTGACATATCAACTTCCATATAACATCTTGTTGATACAGTTTCTCTTTGGACTTGAGAAGAGGAAAATATTTAAGATAGTCATCCTCCCCCAAGAGTTCACAAAACTTATAAAGTACGTAGGAGTAACTGAGAAAGTTCTTCCGTTCCGATGGACAATTCTTGTCAAATGGTTTTTGAATATCCTTGAACATAATACGGAGTCTCTCTTCCAACTCTGGTGGCATATTTGGGGCTTTGATACCGTTCAGAATATTTGTAATATAGGGTACGTGTTCATAATATTTATTAAGTCTCAACTTTTTGAGAAGTCCCCTAATCTTTGCGTGTGTAATCTCATCCAACTTCTTAATCTTCATCTTCTTCAGTTCGGACCTCAACTGTTCCATAACTTCATCGGGTATTGTCGTCATTTCTTGGGCTTGAAATTGACTGAGCCATTCATTAAAGTGGTTCTCCCGTTTGTAGCTATAGTTTACAACTTTCTCTGAAGTCTCCTGTTCCTCTCTATACGTCAATTCCTCACTAATAAGACATGCGAGTACTATCCCACACGCGTCACATACAAGTTCACTCGTGTCTTGAATATGTATGACGTTACTCGACGAACACGTCCTACACTGGTCTTTTATGCTCTGTACAGGTCTGTTGATATTTTGCCTCTCGACCTCCACGAGATAATCGGTGAAGATATCTTTCCTTTGAAGACCAACTGTCTCTTTGACGTTGAATATATTATCCGTATTTGTCTTCTCTTCAGTTTCATCAGCATACTGATTCATATACGGCATACATCTAATTATATATTCAGACATCTCAGCCTCGTACCTTCTTTTATTGGTAGGGTCGGTTTCAATAAGTGTGTTCCAATTATCAACTTTATTGTTATACCTACTTAAAAAGTTTCCCTCCATTATAGTTAAGAATGTTGTTCAAACTTTTAAGTAGCGTTCTTTATTTGTATAAAAAGTTAACTACTCCAGCCGACTATTCTGTACTATCCGAAGAGTTGGAATACACGATTGATTACAGGATGAAGTATCGGATTGAAGATGACTTTTGGGCCGAGGAAAGTAAAGATTGGGATGGGATACTTGACGAATTTCATACAGTCGTCACAGGTAAGTCGTTTCGACATACAATTGTACCACAAAATGTTAAAAAACTCATCATTCGGGTCAAATACTGGTACGGTGGTAAAGTGTACAAGGCTCTATCAAATGATATAAACTTCATACCAGGTTCAAACAAGGGTGGGGATATGACGTTTAGTATCCCTTTGAGTAGTGCTTGGATTGTGGATCACGATGATAAACCCAAAGTAAACATTACTGAAAAGGTGAAACGATACGCAGGACCACATAATGATTTTCATGGGGAGGACGTACCATTAAAGGAATTTTTGTATTACACGAAAGACACACTTGCGACCAAATATCCCAAGATAGTACTTTCAAATACTCTAGGTATGAAGAAGACTGTACTGACCCTTGAGGACTCTACAACTCATCTTCGGATACCTTAGTTGCGAGATAGAACTTGAGTTCCCCCAAATCGGCCACATTATACTTTAGAATTAAGAACCTATTCCCATCTTCCTGCATAATTTGCACAGACGAACACATACTCGTCGCCTTTGTAAATATATTCAGATATCTGAGGGAATAGAGGCCTGTAATTTCCTGGCTCTCCTCTGGGCATTCAATTGAAGTCTCCTGGTTTGCAAAGTCGCCCTCACACTTGAGACGAAGTTCTTTTCCGACGCGCGTGATTTGAATATCCGTCCCAATGTTAGACATATCTCTGCACAATCGTTGAAAGTCTGCAGACGGGAGTGTCGTCACACTGGTCATTGTAACATCTGGAACTTCAATACGGCTTTCATTAATATCAAGAAGTTTGAGTTGAAACTTGGTGCTTGTCTTTTTTGCTTCACTTGTGATTTCAATATCCATACACTCCTTTGAATTAATTTCAATCGTGAGTACATCATTATTTGTAATTGTCTTCAAAAGTTTGAACGTGTTTGAAATATTGATACCCGCAATAATTTCCTCGTGTTCACACGAGTACTCTTCAAAGTTATCGGCGGCTAAAAACATATCGATAAGAGATGTTCTCGCTGTATCCAGTGTGACGATGTACATCCCCTGTGGACGAAAGTAGATATTCACATCGTTGAGAATATCCTTGAGTACCTCAAATGTGGATTTAAAAGCCGAAGCTTGGATTGTAACTAATCTCATAACTAATACATAACACGCGTTAAATCTTTAAACGCTATCGTTGTACGCGATACCCTTACTGACGTCACGACTTATCTTTTCTTCAAGTTCCTGAGTCATTGCGGGTTGGAGGGACTGTCCATAATTATCAAGAGCGAATATGTCGGCATCATTATCATCGCCATCAAGTGTCGTCATTGAACACGCCCCACCAAATCCCCAGTTGGACACCTCTTTGTTGGGGAGAAGCGAGTCGAGCCAATTCTTGATTTCATTACCGACGAGAATTTTTCCATTCTTCGTGAGCATCGTTGGAACTCTATTAATCTTATTCCGATACGCAGGTGGAATACCCTGTGTGTTTACATTGTGAAACCCCACCAATTGTTTGAGCTGTGGTTGTCGGTTGATATACTCGATGACTTCCATAGAATGTTTGCACCTGGGGCTATATATCAGTAGAGACATCTAATATGTATACCGGTAATTTGTAAAAAAAAATTAACGCATAGTAGTAAAGATGAAGTTCCTTTTAACGGCTGTCCTTCTTATGATTGTCCTGTTGTTGACCACCAACCGAGAACCATTCACAGAGATGTTTGGGTTTTCAGGGCACAAGAAGCCAACGGGGTCTATTCGTTTCGACGACGCCAGACCAGATATCTCCAAATACACTCAGGCGGAAGTGAATGTGGACAATAATATGATGCAAGAGTTTGTCCTCCAAGCGAACCAAGAAATTGCGAAGCGTACCGGTCTCTGTACATACATTATTGAGACCACCTCCGTCAAAAAGTACACAGGTGACGATCACGATCTCTATGAATGTATGTTTATGACGGTAAAGAACAACGGCTTTGCGTTTGGTTTCTCTGTTGTTGCGTCCTTTGAAGTGAAGGGGTCCACAATCAAGTTGGTATCTCTTCGTTCGCAACCTCTTGATGTTCAAACCGTGTCCGATGTCTCGCCATTTGTTGAGGGTGTTTCGGGTCAAGAATTTGTTAAGTATGATATTGTGAAGGAAAAGGCTATACCAACCCAAGGTGAGTTAGAAATGGCTAAAAATAAGTTGCGCTCAATATAATGATCAGCATCAATGACGTCACTAAAATTGATGAGAAGAGAAAACAGATTCGTAAGGAAATCTATACGAGAGTGTACGAACAGTTTTCTCGAAAGATTAAGCAGTGTGTAGAATTGGGGCACAAACAGGTATTTCTTACAGTTCCAAGTTATCTGGTGGGATACCCAGTCTTTGATAGGAATGCAGCGGCTCGTTACGTTGCGAGACAGTTTACATTGGGTGGTTTTCAAGTCCAAATCATAGGTGACTATGATGTATATGTGACTTGGCATATACCCAAGAAAAAGAAGGAGAAGGAGAAAGTTGTGGATGATGATTTCCCAAACCTTATGAACCTCAAGAAGATGGCGAACAAATACAGGAGAAGTGCGTAGTAGATGATTTTTTAAAAAACCTCTTAATCATAAATGGAGAACCTCAATGTGCTCGTAGAAGCTAAGAAAGAGTATATGGGACAATTGTGTCTCATTATGTGTCCACCTATGATTGAAGTTTTCCAGGATATGTATGATGAAGCCTCCAAGCTTTCAAACGGGCGAAAGACTCTCATTATGTTCCAAAAGCTCCTCAAGGAAGTTCCAAATTGGTCGAATGCGATGTCCAAGCGACACTCGGATAACATTGCGGACCGATGTGCGTGGTTCAATGACCTCTTGGCTGCCGTGTTTGTTGCGTGTACCAAGATTCTTTCGGCTGTCCGTCTCAAGTCGGATAACAAGAAGATTTCCCTCAAGCTCCCCACGAATGAAGTGTTCATTCAAACGTGCTACAATAACGTGGCCAAAGACCTCTACAAGGACCCCTATGTCTTCCACGAAGAACAAAGTGAATATATGCGCGACGAACAATTGACGAAGCGTTTCACTATGTGCATCGAGACTACGATTAAGGAACTCATCCCAGTACAACAAATTCTTCAAACGTATATGTCCCAAGAGAGTCGTGATATTGACCTCGATGGTGAGGTTCAAGATACCCCAGACCCAGATGTCTACGATGGCGCTCAGGAATACCCAGAACCCCAACCAGAGATGGAACCTTTCCCCGAAGAAGAGCAACCTGTGATGGGTATGGACGAAGAGCCCCTCCAACCCACTGGACTTGAAAATGAATTCAAGACTGTCCCAGGTGTGAGAGCCCCAGAACCAGAAGCGGAAGCAGAAGCACCCCAGGCGGTGGAGGAACAGGACGAAGGTCTTTTCTTTGGTGACGCACCAGAACAGCGTACAAAAAAAACTGCGTATAATTAAATGGAGTTATCCGATTATCTCAGAGATCCAGTGAGCGCCGCCCTCATCGCAGGTGGTATCACCGCGGTGTACATTCACGCAAAGGCTCAACTCAACAATGAAGGCAAGTTGGAGTTGAACAAATATACCAAGCCAGCTGTTCTCAATGCGATCCTCGTGTATTTCATTGTGTCCCAAGGTCTCGGTCAGAAAGAGGCTATCTCTATGGACCCTTTCTAAACTTAAAGATTTAGTACTATGTATAAGAAAATGGCGTCTGTCTCTGCATTCAACGACATGCTCTCCCAATTTCTTGTGGAATTGCACAAGACTTTTCCAGATGAAACCGGAATTAAGAAGATGTTAACATCCTTTGAATTATTGAAAACCACGAACCCACGTCTCATTGTGGATGGATTTATGAAAGGTGTGAGTCCCTATGCGGATAAGATTTCTGCGAAGGATGAGAATTTCCTTCTCAACGAAATTGAAAATATTGAATTTCTCAAGGAGCTCAACATTAAGAAGTATTGGTCAAAGATGACGCCTAATACGAAGGATGCGACCTGGCAGTATCTTCAAACCCTGTATATGCTTGGTACGACGATTACGGCGATTCCAGCGGAGACCCTCAGTCTCATCGAGAGTATCGCGAAGGATTGTGCCGACAAGATGCAGACGGAGGGTGGTGAGATTGACCAAGATGCATTGATGAAGATGATGGGGAGTATGCTTGGTGGTCTTCCAAAAAAATAAACCTCGAGCTATATTAAATGCAGGCTTGGTTTGACGATCCTCAGCAACTTACACGTGCCGATCAGGTTTCACAGTTTTGGCCCAATAAGGACCAGACCCCAGAAGATAGAATTAATGCCGCTTCGAGATTTATCATTTATGCGTGTTGTATTATTTACATTACACGTCGTGATCCCCGTATTTTTGTTTTAGGTGCTACTGTTTTGGCTGTTCTTTATGTGATGTATAAATCAAAAATGATAAAGGAGACGTATGGTATCGCTACCAGTGGAGATATTGCAGGGTGTCAGATGCCAACGATGGACAACCCAATGGGGAATGTTCTTATTACGGATTACACTGACGCCCCAAACCGTCTTGAGGCGTGTTATTACCCCACGGTGAAGCCCTTCGTCAAGAGCTTCCTTGATGACCGCATCCCCTATGACGCTGGGCGTTCTCGGTCTGCAATGCCCGAGTATCAGCGCAATGCGGCGGCGCGTCAGTTTGTGACTACCGCGGTTTCTAATATTCCAGGCGACCAAACTGCTTTTGCGGAGTGGTGCTATGGTCCCAAAAATGGACCAATGTGTAAGAGTGATGGGGGTGTCTGTAGCCCAAATGCCCGTGGTGTCCAACTCGAGGCATTTGGTGGAATCGGTTATGATGGCGACAAACGTGGTGGAATGTTTGGTGGGGGAAATGGGACTGCTTAGATAATAAATATTCTTATGTAATAATAAATGGCGTATCAGCTTCAACCTGGCCTCGCGATAATTCAAAATTCTGGGGCTCTCCCATCAGTGAAGGCCACCGAAGAAATTTTTGTGTACCCTCAGCCCAGTAGCCTCAACTGTGGTGATTGCCGACCAAACACGATGTTGTATGGTACGGCTCCATACATGGCAGGTAAGGGTTCCCCAGCGCAATTCATTGATGTCTCCGATCAACTCAGACCACAGTCCACATCCAAGTTCAATAAGACTATCGTGCCCACCTATGAACGTAACTTGTTCCCATTGAATAATATGGAGTGTAAGTTACCAATTCGCACGATGACGTATGAACCATCGAGTACCCGTGCCGAACTCCAGAATGGACTTTTCGAACAAAGATACGCTAATAAAAATGTTAATAAGAAATAAGAATGGCTGATCCCATTTCATTAATGGCTATCGCGGGTCTGATCTACACCGGTCGGAATTTAAGTGCTAAATCCGAACCACCAAAGGTTATGGCGCCATCATCTCAGCCACAGCAACAACAACAATTTGAAGAAGCTCCAGTTTTTGAAGAACATCAATTTGAATCACGTGTTGAAGTTCCACATAAGATGGAGATGGGAAGCTTTGCTGATATTGGTAAGCAACAGAGAAGTGGTGGTCAGGAAATCTTGAGTATGCGTAACCGTATGTATGATGCGGGTCGTATGAACAACTTGTCCCCAATTGAGAAGCAAATGGTTGGTCCAGGTTTGGGTGTGAGTGCGGATACCCCAGCCATTGGTGGTTACCAGCAGATGTTCCGTGTGAATCCAGTGAATGTTGGGGAGTACCGTCTCACCACACTCCCAGGACGCTCAGGTCCAGCTATGGATATCACTGGGGGTCGTGGCGCTGTGGTTGGTCAGTTGACGCACAATAAGCCTGAGACTACAGCACACCTTCCATCTCGACTCCCAGCGATGGCGGGACGTGCCCAAGGTATGTCTGGGGCTATCCCAAGACAAAGTCACCAGAAGACGATGCGCACGACCAATCGTGCAGAGACGGGTCAACGCGCGGATGGCCTTGGTTTCAACGGTGCAAAGCGTTTTGTCTCAGCCCAGACGGTGTCTCAGGACCCAACGCGCTTCAAGGGTGACCGCAATGATGCACAGTACAGTTACTACAACCAACCAGCGCCAGGTATCACCAACTTCCGTGGTGCGTACACGAACAGCGCGGCGTCTCAAATTACGTCTAAGAACAACGAGGAGTTGATGAAGTATGGTTTCCGTCCAGAAGACCGTAGAGGTAAGGCGAACCGTATGGGTAACCCAGGTCGTATGAATGTGCGAGAGAGCGCCCTCAAGCAAGGTGGTCGTCTCACCGCAGTACGCTCAGATACCACACGCATTGATGGTCGTATTAACGCCGCGAATGGGGGGTGGACTCAAAACTACCAACAGAAGCCATTCCACCAGTTCAACGCCTACAAGGGTAACGAGAACCCCAACTCTAGAAACTTGGACATTGCGAAGAATCAACTCTACAATAACCCATTGGCGCACAGCCTTTCCTAAATAGAATACCCAGAACATAGACAAAAACAATCATTAAAATATTGTACCTGTATTTTAATGAAGGTTCATACCCTTGATATAGATAGCGGAGAGAGAGATACACATGTGTACCCATACGCGAATGCCTATACTGTAACGCTAAAGAATCCTATATACAATGTGACCAATATAACCCTCGTATCTGCTCGTATTCCGACGCCTCAATTGACGACATGCGCGACGAACAAGTCGTTCAGTGTTGATGGTGTGACTATTAGTCTCGACGAAACAAATTATTCAAATGGTACGATTCTCGCGAGTGATTTGGATGTCAAATTACAACCACCTATTTCAAATGTCGACTCCGTGGTCTTTGATACCGATACAGATGCACTGACGTTTTCAAATACAACGAGTGGTGGAAACTTTACGTTTGAGTTCTTTGATGGAACCCAAGGATACTCAAGTAATATAGCACTCACGACACCACACCAGGTGATGGGCTTTTCATCTCAGAATCAGTCGTCCTCAAACTATACGTTGACCTCGGGTGCCATCAATTTGGATGGACCAAATTCTCTCATTATGAAACTTACATCTGGGTCTGATGAATTCACAAAATCTGTGTATTCGACAACACCATTCTATACAGGACACATTCTTCTCAATGGCTCTGATGTTATAAACTATCACGGTGCAGATGACCCACTCAAGCATGAGTTTTATAGTGGACCACAAAAGTACATAAGTAATATACACATTGAGTTCTTCTATATGAGTCACGGGCGTCTCATTCCATATGATTTCAGACATCAGGATCACATTTTGAAATTTGAAATTACAGGGTCTACAGATAAATTGGAAAGTCTTCCCAAGGTTCCCATCCCCGAGGAGGAGGGGGTGGACGCGCCATCAATAAGCATCCCTGAGGGTGAAGTGAATGCTTATAAATGGAAAGAGTATCTTTCTATTGGTATAATTGTACTTGTGGGTATTATCCTGATGTCCCTGGTGCGACGAAAACCAAAACTTAGCGAGTAATCGCGAAGACTGGTTGCGCTGGCTTGGACACACGGGTCGAGATACCGGAGACGACCATGTAGACAGCAATGGACAACAAGGTGGTCAAGATCGCGGTGAGCGTGTACTGGGTACCACCGTTCTTTGGCACCTTGATGAGTTGTTGGATCACCCAGCGGACCAAGTCCATCCAGCTCATCGCCGCGGCGAAGCTGAAGCCCGCAACGATCGAGTTGAGGGATTGGGTTTCGAGTTCTTGGGTCACGAGGTTGACGGTCTTAAGAGCAGAGTCCATTGTGAGTTTTATATTATAGGTTTCGAAAATAATTTACTCTGGAAGTAGTTCCTCCCTTTCGACTAATTTTTTATACTTGGGTCGCCTGACAACTTGGGACCTGGCGAAGATTTGTTCCTCTTCATCGTCGGAATCTCCATCAGTGCTACTCCCTGAATCCTCGTCACCTGTAATTTTAAATGACTTATATTCTGAGAGTGTCCACCCCTCAGGCTCAGATGTACTCATTACTATTAATAGCATTTTTTAACATCTCTTCTACCGGGCTTTGGGGTATCCACGTCTCCCAACGGTCACACGCCTCATTCATTTGATTAAAAATGGGGTCTTGTCCTGTGTATCTCTCAAATGATGGACACTCCTCTGGGTCAACTTCTTCGAGGTCTTCTTCATCACTTGATTCTTCATCATATATTTCTGGGCATATTGAACCAATATTTTGTCCAACTGTATACATTGCACAATACTTGACGGCGTATTCAATATCCTCGCCAAGGACTGTATCACGCCCACACGCCTTTGCGTACTGCGCCGCAAGAATCATACTTCGTTCAATCACTGGGAGAAGGATACCCATAAGAGCATTCGCCTGAGACTCTTCATAGGCACCAGAACTTTCTCCAAATCCAGTCTTCATTTAATATTTTGTATCAAAAATAGTTGTAGCAATTCCCTCGCCCACACGGAGTGTGTTATAGCTCACAGCGTACACGCGAACTTGTCTTGGGTAATTCACACAAGGTGTGAGACTTAGGTTGAGAATTTGCTCCTTTATGAGACTGAAATTGACTTGTCCTGTGGGATACCACTTCTCTGGTTCTAGAGCAAAACTGTACGAATAGAATCGTCTGAGAAGTTGAGTCTTTGAGTGATGAATAGCCGCTTGAACAGCTTTGAGGAATATGACGTTCCCAGTGTCCCTTGTGATTATAGGTTGTCCATCCAAGTCAAGTGTGAGATAGTCTAGGTTTTCAAAGAGAATGTACTTGTTCCCTACTTCTTCCAATGTATTATCATAATCAAACGGTGTTATAAATTCACCTTCACCAAAACCTATGTCTCCCTGTCTTTGAATTACAAAGTAGAGTTCTTTCACGGGATTCACGAAATCAAGTTTGAATGTTGCATTTTGAACGGCTTGCGCAACATCAAATACATTTTGTTGTATTTGGGTGATGAGATAGTCTCTCTTTTCATTTTCAATTTTGAGTCGCTCACACGGGTCAAGGAATACAAGTTCGGCACACAATTGGAATTCCTTGATATTCAAAATAGTCGCTGGAACTTCATATGTTCCATCAGCTTTTACTATGAGATATTCATAGTCTCTCAACTTAATCTCAACTTCAATTTCTTGTTTCTTGATAGCACACAGGGGGACCGCGAGCTCTGGATTGTTGTAAAAGTACAATGGTAAATCCACAAAGAAGTCCTGGTCGGTTTGGGATTCTGTAACAAGAGAGGACACTATTTCTCTATCCGACACACGTGTAGAAATTGCCCGCTCTGGATACTTTCCAATCAGTTTTTCAAGCGCAAATTGTTTCGTTTGAGTCATATAGTGCTCTGAATATATCTGCAAGTAATCACCTGTGAGACGCTGAACAATTTTACCACCAATACTGAAATCAACATATTCTATCATTGCGTGACCAATAGATTCTATGTATCCAATTTGACTCCCAATGGCTGGAAGTTTCATTTTCACACTGAGCGTCTTGAGCAGGTCACCAGTATTTTGTGGAATCACAAACTTTACCTTCTTACCAAAGTCTGGGGCATTCTCTGGGTCGATATCAACATACTCAATTGAAAAGTTTGAATGCTTTTTAAAACTTTCTAAAAAGTGTGTGTAGTCGGGGTTCAGTGTGAAGAACCTATCTTGAGGTCCAGATGCTTCAAGCTGAATGCGACCAGCCATTACTATTATAACAACCTAAAATTTTAAACCTGCTAAACCACTCTCGACTCGGAGTATGTTATAATTCACGGCATACACACGAGTATTGTTATCATCCGTTGATGTGAGTGGGTCAATCTCAATTGTAAGTAATTTATGTGA